TGTACAAAGCTGTTGCTACCATTATGGGAGAGGGCGCTGTCATCACCAAAGGGTTAAACCTTAATGGTGTTGCAGGGTGCCTTTTCCATAAATGGACCAATTTCAAGAAACCAGTTGCATTGGGATTGGATGCTACAGCTTTTGATGCGCATGTTTCTCCTGAGATATTAGCTTGGGAACATTCAATATACAACATGATTTTTAAAGATGAAACTTGCTGAACTTTTGTCATGGCAAATTGACAATCGTGGCAAAAGTTTTTGTCCAGACGGCAAGTTGAAATATCGGGTCAAAGGGCGCAGGTTTTCAGGTGACATGAACACTGGTCTGGGCAATTGTTTAATCATGTGTGCTATGGTGTATTCTTACGCTGCTGAACGCGGTGTACGCATCAATTTGGCTAACAATGGTGACGATTGCGTGGTGTTCATGGAGCAAGATGACCTCGAGCGATTTGTTGTTGGTATTAACGCTTGGTTTTCAGAGTTGGGTTTTCGGTTGACTTCTGAGCCTCCAGCTTACAATTTCGAGGCTATTGAGTTTTGTCAAATGCATCCGGTCTTAATTGGGGATGAATGGAGAATGGTTCGTACGCCTAAGGTCGCGTTTGAGAAGGACACTATGTGCACTCTTACTGTTACTGACGATGAGTATTTATCTTGGCTGGCTGGGGTCTCTGAATGTGGCCTAGCCACCCTTCTGGAGTACCAGTTATGCAAGAATTTTACATAAATCTGTCATTAGCATCTGGTGGGCGAGTGGCACCTGACCGACTTATAGAGCATACTGGCATGAAACATTTGTCCCGTGGTATGTCATCTAGGGTTACTACAGTGGACGAGTCCAGCAGGTTTTCCTTCTGGCTGGCATTCGGGGTGGATCCAGACACACAAGTGGCTATTGAACAAGATTTCAAGAATCTTCGTTCGACTGTGCTGCTAGATGGGTTTGTTCCCACACACTGGCCTTTAGATGCATCCACACCGTCGAATTATCCAAAACAACAATAATAAAATGGCAAAAACAAAGGGCACAAAGCCTAAGCTTAATCACGTGTTTCGAAATGTGCGCGATCCAGTGGTATTGGATGCGTCGCAGGGTCTCCCCACTTCGTTTTCAATTACCACTAATTCGAGCGGCAGTTTTAATAATAACCAAACAATCTGTCCATTAGGCATTGTTGGGTATAATATTTTGTCTGCTGCTTCCGGGTCATCTGTCACGTATACTACTTCATACATTCAAGGAG